CCTGAGAGAGTCCGCGCCCCCCACCGATCCGCTTCACACCCCCTGAAACACCCGACATCGATCCCCACCCAGAGGATGCATCGCCTCCACCGATCCGCTTCACACCCCCTGAAACACCCGACATCGATCCCCACCCAGAGGATGCATCGCCTCCACCAATCCGCTTCACACCCCCTGAAACACCCGACATCGCTCGTTCTTGATTTTGTGGCACACCGTCGACCCGAGAGAAGTTTTTCACCGCCGTTTGCGCCAAATCCGCGCGTTTTGGTGAATTAACCTTCGTCATGACCAGATCACTGGAGTCGGAGTCGGAGTCAGAGTCAGAGCCAGAGTCGGAGTCAGAGTCAGAGTCGGAGTCGGAGTCGATTGTTACGGGTGTGGGTGTGGGTGTACTGTTTTTTTCCGTCGCCTGAGCGCTCCGCGTTTCTTTCTCAACCTTTCGCTTCCTCAAGTAAAAGAAACCACCGACCGCAGAAACACAACAACAACATAAAACCACGATAATGATCGCGATCACAGTGGGATCCATTTTTATAATAAAATTAGATTAAAATTCTTCGTTGAACCCAATCTCGTCTGAGTCGTCGTCCAACTTTCCATAGTCACCGACTCGTTTTTCAAAGAAATTTGTCTTGCCATCGAGGCTGATATTTTCCATGAAGTCAAACGGATTCTTGGAGTTCCAAATGGGCGGTACACCGATCTGCTTGAGGAGACGATCTGATACGTACTCGATGTATTCCGACATCTTCTCGGAGTTCATGCCGATGAGGTTACATGGAAGCGCGTCGAGAATGAAACCCTTCTCAATCTCAACCGCTTCTCTGATGATGGTGTGAATTGTATCGGCCGATGGTTTATTACGCAACATCTTGAAGAGTTCGACGGCGAACTCTTGGTGAAGACCTTCGTCACGCGAGATGAGTTCATTTGAGAAACAGAGACCCGGCATGAGACCCCGCTTCTTCAACCAAAAAATAGCGCAGAATGATCCGCTAAAGAATATACCCTCCACACACGCAAACGCAAACAGACGTTCAGCGAAGGGGCGTGATTTTTGGTCGAACCATTTCATCGCCCATTGTGCTTTCTTTTCAATACAAGGCACTGTCTGAATGGCTTCGAAAAGCTGTTTCTTTTCTGATGGGTCTTTGATATACTTATCTATGAGTTTTGAATATGTTTCGCCGTGGATCATTTCATTATGACATTGATATGCATAGAATGAACGGGCCTCGCTTATCTGCACCTCATCTGCAAAATTGTTATTGATATTCTCAAAAACAATTCCATCGGACCCAGCAAAAAATGCCAGGATAAATTTTATGAATTTCTGTTCGTTGTCATTCAGAGTCTTCCAATCGTCCAGATCCTTTGAGAGATCTACCTCTTCAGCAGTCCAATTGCTCATTTGAGCCTTCTTATAGAGCTCCCAGAGGTGTGGGTACTTCAGGGGGAACACAGTAAATCTGTTTAATGTGGGAGCCAACAAGGGCTCATACTCCTCCTCAACCCACTCTTGAAATTCAAAATAGTTTCCGATGCGACGTCCATCACTAAATATTTGAGGGTAAGAGTCAAGTCTACCGTCACAAAGATCTTTTAAGTCTTCCTTTTCTATCATTATTTTCTCAAACTCTAAATCTTCAGACTCACAAAGTTTGACCGCATGTTCACAGTATTGACACCCTTCCTTCGAATAAATTGTGATTTTCATCTGTATTATTATCGCTGATAATTTTTTGTCCTAAAATTTTAAGCATGATTGTTCCATCAGAGATAGTTGAAAATGATATAGTAAAAGTCTTGGTCAGTGAAGAAGACGTAGAAGACGAGATGTATGGTATCGTCGGTATGAACACCGGCCTGGTACTCGGTATTAGATACCTCGAATTAACCAATAAAACATATAAGTCTGCATGCGTCTATGCACATGACCCAGAGTCCGACATGTCACCGGTTCCATACGAAAGTCTCATGGAACATCACCCAAGTGGTGTCACGTTCGAAGATTTGGAGATGAAATCTCTCGGAGATAACATGTACGCGAAATATGACGAAATAGACATAGAAGACGACGACAGTGAAATATACGACGAAGAGAGTGATTCAGAAACCGACTCTGAGATGAACGACTTCATCGTGGCCGATGATCACATTGACGGGATCGTCTTACCGCCAGGAAATCACATTGAAATAGATAAGGAATGGAACGAATGGAAACCCTCGACTCCAGGGGCGAGGAGTTTTAAGGAAACCGTTGATATTATCGAAATGCACGCTCGACAACACGCAGATAATTTGAATTTTTAATGACCTAAGTAATCGTCGCGCCTCAAAATTACAAAAAAAATATAGCCCAATTTCACCAATATGCTGGCTGCTATATGGTCTGACATTGACAGACTAACAAAACAAAACGTAAAAGAAGAGCCGGTGAATATAAATGTATGTAGAGAATGCGATGGGACTAAAGTTTTTGGTCCGGATGGATTTCCCGTGTGTTCGGATTGTGGTCTCGTAGACAATGACTTCATTGATGATTCACCCGAATGGACGAGTGGCATCACAGATGATGGACGTGTGAGCGATCCATCGAGATGTGGTGCGGCAAATGCCAATCCCGAACTCTTTTCAGAATCCTGGGGTAAGGGTACAGTGATTTCTACGTACAGGTCATCGACCTATGAAAATAAGCGAATGGCGAAAATCAACTTTCACATGTCTATGAATCACAGAGACAGATCGTTATTTCACGCCTACAAAGACATAGACGAAGCGTGTCACACGCTCCCCGATTGCATTCTCAAGGATGCGAAAATCATGTACAAAAAGTTCAACACAGAAAAATTGACGCGGGGGGCTGTGCGTCTTGGTATTAAAGCGAATTGTGTATTGTATGCGTGTAGATTAGCAAGCTTTCCGAGGACGACGAAGGAAATTGCAGATATGTTTGGTATTCAGTCAAAAGATATCAGTCGCACGACACAAATATTCAAGGATACATTGATGGGGAAAACGGAAAAGAATTACGTAACAAAACCATACGATGTGATGCCACGTCTATTGGGATCGTTCGATGTGTCTCGAGAAGAACGACTGGCGTGCAATAAAATGTGCACCGCCGTCGAAGATTGTGTGGAGTTGATGAGTAAAACTCCGAATAGCGTTGCATCCGCGGTAATTTTGATAGTATTAGGAAAGAAACACTCGAAATCGAGCATTTGTGAAAAGTGCTCTGTATCTGTACCGACGATCAATAAAATAGAGTCGATCGTTAAAAAACACTTAGAGGCTAAAACCACAAAGTAATAAATGGTGAAAATCTTTTTGAGTACACCCTGTTATGGTGGTTTGTGCTTGGAGCGGTACATGACGAGTATCATTAGATTGCAGATTCATTTAATAAAGAAGGGAATTCAATTATTTATCGATACTACCGAAAACGAATCGCTCGTGCATCGAGCCCGAAACGTCGCGGTCGGTCGTTACATGCAGAAAACGGACGCGGATTATTTCATGTTTATCGACGCGGATGTGGATTTTGACCCAGAAGCGGTCGTTCGTTTGGTTGAATCCGGTCATGATATCAGCGTGGCGTGTTATCCGAAGAAGGTCGTAATGTGGGAACAAGCCGCGAATGCGGTTAAGAATGGAGATGAACGAAACATGGCGATGCTCTCATCGAGTCTGGTTTTGAACTTTGGTGCGGCGAAGAGGGCTGTAGAGAACGGATTCATTGAGATTCTTGATGGACCGACTGGTTTTATGATGATAAAGCGCGACGTTTTCAAACAATTAGAGGAAAAATTCCCCGAACTGTGGTGTAAGAATGATCATCAAAATAGGGACTTTGACGACTACCATGCGGTTTTTGATTGCATGATAGACCCCGAAACAAAACGGTATCTCTCAGAAGACTATGCATTCTGCCGTCGGTGGCAACAATGTGGTGGTAAGATTTACGCTGATATAAACACAACTCTGGGTCATGTCGGTAATTTACCATTCGTTGCTTGTATGAATGATAGGCTTAAGGCTTAGACTCTTATCGTATAGAGTATGAAGATTGCAACAATCATCACAACTCGTTCAAAGTCTTGTCACGTGAAGACTTTGCACGCAGTTCTGCGGATAAATATAAAATGCCTCGAACGTGGCCTTCAAAATGAAATTTCGTATGTAAACGACGACCCTTATGAAAAAGCTGAAGTGATTCAAGCGTGCATTAAGAACAGTGAGCGCGTCATATTCATCGATTTTGGAATCGGTATGGATGACGATTCCATTATGCAGTGTCTCGAAAAGCACGAAGGTGTTGGGTGTGTTGTCTTTCCGGGTGCGAGAGAGGGCATCGATTGGGGTCTTTTCAAACATAAGGTCAGGAATGACAGTTCAGAACCTGTCCATCAAATGGGTCTCGAATTTGATACACAGATTGGAAAGAAGATTTCCGACGATATGTACACAGTTGACAGTACGTCCGCGAGATGTTGGACGGTGAATTCCAAGAATATCCTTAAAAATGGGAAGGATAAGAAGACTGGTAATTTCAAGATCGCACCAAGATTTGAGCAGATGTTTGCCAAATGGAAGGAGTCTGGTGTGAAGATTCACGCATTTACAGCAGCTAAGTTGACGATGACTTACAATCATGAATGCATTAGTAACATCCTGAACGCCGCGGGTGTTTCAGCAAATTAAAGCTTTAGATTTATATAACAACATGTCTATATCGCCCAATGACCCACTCTATAAACATGTGATAGAATTCATACATCGGGTGTGGGGATCGAAGGATTATTTTCCCGGTCCACAACCGATATCTATAGAGTATCGCCATTTTGATACACTACGACAGAATGACTATGTCGTGTGTGAAAAAACAGACGGAACTCGTATGATGCTCGTGGCCACAATGTTTGAATGTGAAAAGGTGTGTTTGTTTGTGAATCGGGCGTTTGAAATGTTTCGCGTGCCATTAAATCTTCGGCGTCCCGCGTATAACGGAACCATTCTCGACGCCGAGTTTTATGAAGACACGTTGATGGTGTACGATGCCGTGATCATCGACGGGGTTTCATTTATGAAACAAAACTTCGTCGAACGTCTCGACGCCATGGAGAAGTTCTTGAAAAAGATTATATACGTTAAGTCAGACAGATATAGACTGAAATTGAAAAAATTTCACCACATGTCAGATTTCGCCGAGTTTATGGATGTATATTTACCAACGGTTGAGCAAAAAGTCGACGGTCTCGTATTCACACCTGTACACGAACCTATACGTATTGGGACCCATGAAACTATGTTCAAATGGAAACCACGTGAATTAAATACAGTTGATTTCCTCATGAAGAAAGAGAGAGACTGGAGATTGTATGTACAAGAGAAAGGTCAACTCGTGTACGAATCGACGATTCCGTTTAATCGAATGATTGAACCCGATTGGTTTGAAGATGGCGCCATCGTTGAATGTGAATATATCACAAACGAAGCTCCGATGTGGTGGCGACCCATAAAACGCAGATACGATAAAACGTATCCCAATAACCGAAGGACTTTTTATAGAACGATCGTGAATATCAAAGAAAATATCAAGATGAAGGATTTCTTAGATTGTATACCAGAATGTAGTGTCCGGCTCTAGTTGGTAGCGTGTCTTCTCTCACAAAATCATCATTTTTGTAGTGCCATATGTCTTTATGTTTAGTAAAACATACGTAATGCCCATCCGACTGTATTCCGATGTGAACACTCGACGCGATGAGTGTGTACGCATAGTTTCCTATAAATACATTTTCAGATATTTCAATGTGACTCTTTTTGTCGAATGATATGATGAGAATCTTTGGTAATTTATGGAATATCATTCTCGTGGTCGCGATTCTGTGTGTGACGTCATTGTCATCCACAAAGTCGGTGAGTGTATTCCATTTAATGGACTCTTTGAGCATATTTTCAAGAGATTGACCATTTGAGCATAAAATATGCATACCGAATTCTTCTTCTCGTGTCGACTTTCCATCTGGCCATATCGTTTCTTGTACTTTCTTACCATAAAACCATTGTTTTATGATTGGAACGGAACGCTCGAGAATATCTATGATACATAGCATTGCTTCCTGAGCGTCGTGTTGTTGAAACTCTACAAATCTTGGAAAATGTTTCCGAAATTCGTTCAAAAGTACACCAACGTTTATTGACGCCCCCTTTTCATCTCTCGTCCAATAGAGTCTCGTGAGAGATGTATATAATTTTGTAAATTCGCAGTCGCCGATGTAGTCATACTGCATAAAGTGATTCGATAAACAAGGTATGTGCAGAAGACATTGTAAACTTGTGTTAAAATAACAAGTATTACCAAGATTTATCAAACCTCTCATAAAATTTATGCACAAAAAAGGCTTAAGAAAGAAGCGCGTGATAGAAAATGTAAGAAAGATGTTGAACGTAGACTCTGTGTTGAAGAAAGTTGAATCCCCCTTTGAATCGAACAAATGCGATCCAGAGATTGAGGTTGAGATGCGATTCGGTAGATTCAATGGTAAAATTTTCGATACCAACGTTGGACAAGATATATTCAATAGATTATATGCGGGACTTCAACAGTATAACGGTTGGGAAGATGTGAAAATGACTAATGCCGAAGTCTTTTACAGAGACCGTGACAGTGTTCGAATGACCGTAGATGACGAGACCGGCGACCAAGTCGTCGTTCAAAAAAGATCTATGTTCAAAGAAGATATCAAACGCCTGAAAAATGTGCCATACGATATTCGCTTCAGTGTGTGTAAAGAGGTGCCTATGCCAGACGACGCGGACTATAGCGATATGGACAGAAAGAGGACGAAGAAACGAGTCTCGTTCATCCGTAAAAACTTAAGCATCGATCTCACGGTATCGTCCGGGGATACGGTGGATATGGATGCAGAAGATGATACGACGTTCCAGGTGGAGCTTGAGATCATCAGACCTGGCGATGTTAAGACGAGAGATGAGCTCTTCAATATCATTTACAAAATCAACGATTTATTTAAATTATTGCCAGATAGTAAATGATCACGCTTATTCTTTTGATTGTTGCGGTGTCATTAATGTACGACAGAACTGTGAATTCTACAGAAGTGTCTGGTTCTAAGTATTTCTATTTAAGTGGCGGTAATTCACTCGAGATGTACAAGAGAATGCAAGACTCGGGTATATCAGGCCAGTCGTTACAGGTGTTCGTTGACATGGAAGATAGGATGCTTGAACTCGAAAAGCTATCTGTGTGTAGCGGAATTTCGAGACATATAGAGGTCACGTCTATTTCTCAACAAATAAAGGATAGATTCCCAGGATTTAACTTTTCGTATCATGTCACACATATAAAACAGGCAACGGATCCAACTAGGATGGTCAACACGCGAATAATATGTTAGTGAGACTCTCTAGAATGAATTTATGTTTAGGACTTTCAATCGCGTTGATATTATTGTAAATATACATGATTAAATCATTATCATCGTACGTTGCTTCCAATTTACGTTCATGAAATATATACTTGTATTCCAAGTATGACGAGACAATTTCTGGTTGTCTACCCCATCGTATATAATCTGCGATGACGTAGATGATACAATCAAGTACTTCCTCTTCTGCCATCTGCATCCATGAATCTTTCTTCGTACCCCACGTGATCGTGTCATCATTTACACGAACACCGTGACCATATTTTCTTTTTCCAAGAATCAATCTTTCTGTGATGAGATTCTCAATATTCATTTATTGAACATTGATTTATATCTTTATGTGGTTGGAATATATTCCCACTTTAATTCGCTACATATATTCTTCCAAATGACATCTTGTTGATATAGTTTTTCTTTACTTTTCAGTAAAGGAAAATATTCGAGGTACTCGTCTTCCGATAATAATTCACAAAACTTGTACAAAACATAAGAATAACTCAAAAAGTTTTTACGATCTTTGGGACAATGCTTATCGAATGGACCCTGAATATCCTTGAACATGATTCGTAGACGTTCTTCGAGTTCCACCGGCATCCGCGGTGGTTTAACACCGCTAAGTATGTTTGTGATATATGGGACGTGTTCATAGTATTTGTTAAGTTTTAGCTTTTTTAGTAATGATCTTACTCTTTTTCGTGTGATTTCTTCCAGACTCTTGATTTTTAGTTTCTTGAGTTCTGTGCGTAGTTGTTCGATCACTTCCGGTGGGATAGTCGTCATTTCTTGTGCTTGAAACTGTGACATCCATTCATTAAAGTGATTTTCTCTTTTGTATGAATAATTGACAATTTTTTCGGACGTCTCTTGTTCTTCTCTATATGTCAATTCTTCGCTAATAAGACATGCTATGATTAAACCGCAATTTTCACATACGAGATCACTCGTGTCGCCAAAGTACACAACGTTGCTATCTGGGCATACACTACATACATCTGTCTTCTTTTCCACCGGTCTTGAAATGTTATGATTTTCAACATCCACAAGATAATCCATGAAGATGTCCTTTCTTTGAAGTCCGTGCGTTTCCTTACAGTTGAATACGTTGTCGACGGTCGTGATTTTCTCACTCTCTTCATCTACGTATCTATTCATATAAGGCATGCATTGTATTATATAATTAGACATCGCATCTTCGTAATCATTTTTGTGTTTGGGATCTTCTTCTATGAGTTCTTTCCATCTATCTATTTTGTTATTGTACCTACTTAAAAAGTTCCCTTCCATAATATTTAATGTTCACTAATCTTTTAAACCATGTTATCGTGTGGGTGTATGGCATTTATAGGGGTTTGATCACAAGGCCAGATTATTATATTGAAGGTTCTGAAATAGAATACGTAATAGATCCAGAGATACCATATGAGATTAAGGACTTATTCTGGAAAGCCGAGTCGAGACATTGGGATGCTGGTTTCGAATCATATCATGTCAACACGACACATAAGAAGATGAGAGCTGATTATATACCCGAGTGTGTCAAACGAATCACATGTCGTTACAAATACTGGTACGGTGGGAAGATATATAAACTCATCACAAATAATCCAAGATTTAAAATTCCAAATGACATCGAGGATGATTTTAAATTTGTCATTCCTATAAATGAGGCATACATTCTAGACACCGATGATAAACCCGTACGAGATATTACAGAAAAGATAAAACGATACAGCGGTCCTAAGCGTGATTTTCACAATGAAAAGGTTCCAATTCGAGATCTACTTTACTATGATGTAGACACACTCGAAAAGGAGTATCCTAAAATTAAAATGACGAATGTGATCGGAATGTCAAAGACCGTCTCAACCGTTGATGGGTTTACAAGTGATCTTCACTTATCTTAGTTGCCAAATAAAATTTAAGTTCTCCGAGGTTTGCGACGTTGTATTTCAATATGAGAAAACGATTCGCTTCTTCCTGCATAATCTGAACAGACGCACACATACTCGTCGCTTTCGTAAAGATATTGAGATATTTCAATGAATATAGACCCGATATATACGGGCTATCTTCATTGCATTCAATCTCGGTCGCCTGATTCGCGAAATCACCGTCACATCTAAGACGAAGGCTGTGTCCCTCTCGTGTAATTTCAATTTCAGAGCCGATATTTGACATGTCTCTACAAAGACGCTGGAAATCGACGGATGGGAGTGTGGTGACCGTCGTCATTGATACTTCCGGTACTTCAATCTGACTCTCATTAATGTCGAGAAGTTTGAGTTCAAATTTAGTACTCGTCTTCTTAGATTCATTCGAAATCTCAATGTTCATAAATTCCTTTGAGTTGATGATTATCTTTAGTATGTCTTGATTCGTGATTGACTTGAGAAGTTTAAATGTATTTGAAATGTTTATACCAGCGATGATTGTTTCTTCACATTCGTATTCTTCGAAGTTATCAGATGGTAGAAACATATCGATCAACGATGTTCTCGCTGTATCAAGTGTTACGACATACATTCCCTCCGGTTTAAAGTAAATGTTCACGTCATTTAGAATATCTTTAAGTACTTCAAATGTCGATTTGATAGCCGACGCCTGAATCGTTGCCAACTTCATATTTGTAAAAAATGTCCCTACTTCTTTATGTTATTATACGCATCAGAAACGCTCTGGTTGATTCTTTCTTCAAGTTCTTTCGTCATGGCTGGTTGAAGAGATCGTCCATAATCATCCAGACTAAACACACCATCATCCCCATCGTCGCCATTTATGCTCGACGCGAAGCATGAACCGCCAAAATCACAACCACCAAAATCATTGTTCGGAAGAAGTGAATCGAGCCAATTTTTTATTTCGCTTCCAACCAGACATTTTCCGTTCTTCGTGAGTAAGGTCGGAACTCGTGTGATGTGATTTTTGTACTGCACTGGAATGCCCTGTGTATTCACATTGTGGAATTTTACCATCTGCTTGAACTGGGGATTCTTATTGATGTAGTCCATTATGTCCAAACTGTGACTACATCTCGCACTGTATATCAGCAATGACATTTAATATGTACTAGTTTATTTTCTCAATTTAAATTAACGCATACATGTATATGAATAAGATACTACTCGTGATACTTTTATTGGGGGTGGTGTACTACATCACCGTCAGACGGGAACCATTCACTGAAGTTTTTGGTTTCTCAGGATACACCAAGCCAAGTGAAGGGATCTTCATCAGCGAACCGATCGAAAACATCTCGGCGTACACCCCTGTTGAGGCAAAGGTTGATCACGATACGATGGAAAAATTGATCCTTGCGGCAAATAAAGCCATCTCTGATAAGGCTGGTGTTTGTAATTACATCATCGAAACTACGTCACTCAAAAAGTTCACCGATGGTAAGAATGACCTTTACCGCGTGATGTTCATGGCTGTGAAGAATCATGGATTCGCATATGGATTTGCTGTGACAGTTGACGCTACCGTTCAAAATGGTAACGTTATCATCAAGTCGCTTCGAACCCAACCGATAGACGCTGATATCCCAAATGACATCAAGGCATTTACAGATGGTGAAGCCGGTCAGGAATTTGTAGAGTACAAACTCGTGAAGGACGCCGCCATCCCCTCGAAGAGTGAGTTTGATTTGGCCAAAAATAAGTTACGCTAATTGTATGATCGATATCAATGAAATACAAAAGATCGAGAATCACCGTAGACAGATTAAAAAACAAATATATACGGTGATCTATGAACAATTCTCCCGGAAGATTCGGCAATCTGTGGATTATGGTCAAAAACAAGTATTTCTCAGGGTCCCATCATTTGTGATGGGATATCCAGCGTTCGACAGGGTTGCCGCTGCTCGATATCTACAGAAACAACTCAATCGAGGGGGATTTACGACACAATTGATTGGCGAAATAGACATCTACGTCTCTTGGGAAACCTCGACCAGGAAGAATTCTCAGAAGAACGAACAACACGAAGAAGTTGAATTCCCAAGTTTTGTAAATCTTAGGAAGGCTGCGAATAAGTATAGGAAATAGGTGCGTAGTATGTTACCAATTAAAAACAACCTTAATCATAAATGGACAATCTCAACGTGCTCGTGGAGGCCAAGAAAGAATATCTTGGTCAACTCTGTCACATCATGTGCCCAGCTATGATTCAAGTTTTTCACGATATGTACGACGAAGCGACGAAGATGTCGAATGGTCGAAAAGTGCTCATCATGTACCAAAAACTTCTAAAGGAAGTTCCGAATTGGTCGAACGCAATGTCGAAACAACATAGCGATAACATTACCGATCGATGTGCGTGGTATAGTGATTTACTCGCCGCTGTATTCGTCGCCTGCACCAAAATTCTATCGGCGGTGCGTTTGAAGGCTGATAACAAGAAGATAAGTCTTAAACTCCCAACGAATGAAGTTTTCATTCAGACGTGCTACAATAACGCTGCCAAAGATGTTTACAAAGATCCGTACATCTTTCACGAAGAACAAAGTGAACACGCGCGCGACGAAAAACTAACTGCGCGTTTTTGTGTGTGCATTGAAAATACCATCAAGGAGCTTATTCCGGTACAACAAATTCTTCAAACCTATATGTCTCAGGAAAGTAGAGATATTAACCTCGACGATGTTCGGGAGGTCAGTGATACCGAAGACCCCGAATTTATCGACGACGAAAACGAAATGGTGCCCCCGATCGAAGACGAACCGATGCCGGTCGCGGAGGGCGGTGACGCGATGCCACTAACGGAGGGTGAAGTTGAAACAGAAGCTCTACCGATGACAGAAGAAGATCCCAGTATTCCATCTCTCGCAAATGAATTTAAGACCATTGACAATGTTAAAGATCCCCAGCAGGCGAAGGAATCGGACGAGGACGTACTCTTCGGTGATGCACCAGAACAGAAAACAAAAAAAGTTGGTTACTATTAAATGGAACTCTCCGACTATCTTCGCGATCCCATGTGGGCAGCTCTCATAGGTGGTCTCATCACTGCCGTGTATATTCACGCGAAGGCTCAATTGAATAACGAAGGGAAGTTACCGCTCACAGCATACAGCAAGCCGGCGGCACTCAATGCAATCCTTATTTATTTTGTTGTCGCAAACGGAATAGGTCAACGCGAGTCTATTTCTAGTGAACCGTTCTAAACTTAAAGATTATGTAAGTATTAGTTATAAAATGGCGTCGGTGAATGCGTTTAACGAGATGATGGAACAGTTCCTTGTGGAACTTCATAAAACTCTACCCGAAGAAAAGGGTATCAAAACGTTTATGAACTCCTTTCAACTTCTCAAAGATACGAATCCACGGATGTGTGTAGACATGTACATGAAGGCGGTGACTCCATACGCCGAAAAAATTTCCCAAAGAGATGAGACCTTCTTTCTCACCGAAATCGAAAAAATTGACTACCTCGCTGAATTGAATATTAAGCACTATTGGAATGATAAACTTTCTCAAAGTACCCGGGATGCCATTTGGCAATACCTCCAAACCCTGTATATGCTCGGCACGACCATTTCAGCGATTCCTCAAGAGACTTTGTCCATGATTGAGAGTATCGCGAAAGATTGCGCAGATAAGATGGGCGACGGTGATGGTAACCTCGATGAAGCAGCGCTGATGAAGACCATGAATAGTCTTTTCAGTGGGATGATGAAAAAATAAACTTACGGTATATAAATATGAAAGCTTGGTTTGATGACCCTAAGCAGCTCATCAGGCGTGACCGTGTTTTTCAGTTCTGGCCGAATAACAAGCAAACTCCAGAAGAGCGAGTGAATGCCGCTTCTCGTTTCATCATCTATGCGACGTGCTTTATTTATCTCATTCGCCGAGATATTCGTATCTTTGTTTTAGGCTCGACAGCGCTCGGCGTTCTTTATGTAATGTACAAGTCGAATATGATTAAGGAAACGTATGGTCGACCGGTGAATTCGTTTGGTAACGGGTGTCAACTCCCAAGTGCCGATAATCCGATGGCCAATGTACTCTTAACCGATATCACGGATAGACCAAATCGACCACCTGCGTGTGCTTCTTCGTCTGTCAGGCCGTTCATTCGAACATTGGTCGATGAACGTGTACAATATGATGGTGGTCGATCGAGAACGCCATTGCCGAGATATCAACAAAATGCATCATCTCGTCAGTTTGTGAGTGGTCCGGTTACGTCGATTCCGGGTGATCAAACAGCATTTGCTGAGTGGTGTTATGGTTCCAAGTTTAGACCCACCTGCCGAAACGACGCGGGTTCGTGTGACCCCGACTTCAGGGGCGCTCAACTTGGGTCCTTTTCTGGGTTACATTCCAGTGGTGACAGGCGTTAATAAATATCTTGTCACATAGTAAAATGGCGTATCAGCTCCAACCGGGTCTTTCGATTGTTGAGAACCCAGCTGTCCCGAGTAATCGTGCCAATGATGATGTGTTCGTGTACCCACAACCGAGTAGCTTGAATTTCGGATCTAGACCAAACACCATGTTGTATGGGACTGCACCATACATGGCTGGTAAGGGCTCCCCAGCCCAATACATCGAAACGAGTGATCAATTGCGACCACAATCGACCACGCAATTCAACAAGTTACTCGTGCAAACGTACGAGAAGAACTTCTTCCCTCTTCAGAATGTGGAATGCAAAGTGCCACTTCAATCCAGGACCTACGAACCGGCCAGCACTCGCGCTGATGTTCAGAATGGATTGTTTAGACAAAGGTACCACAATAAAAATGTTAATAACAAATAAGAATGGCTGATCCCATTTCAGTTTTAGCGGTCGCTGGTTTGATCTATGTGGGACGAACGCTCAGTGTTGAGAGTGTTCCGGAAGCACCACCCCAGCGGGTGATCGAAACTCCATCTGAGCCTCGCCTTTCAGATGAAGTTCCTCAATTTAATGAACCATTATTCGATGAGAATCTCCGTCTTCAACCGAAGAACGAAACCTCGAGTTTTGCAGTCATCGCTCCACAACAGCGAAGTGGTGGTCAAGAGGTCCTGGAAATGCGCAACCGCATGTATGATCAGGGTAGAATGAACAATCTCTCACCAATTGAAAAACAAATGGTTGGTCCGGGTATTGGTGTCGGTGTATCTGTGCCTGCGTATGGTGGTTACCAACAATTGTTCCGTGTGAATCCAGTGAATGTCGGTGAATATCGTCTCACGACTTTACCAGGGCGCAGTGGTCACGGACACGACATTTCTGGTGGTCGTCAGGGTTTGATTGGGCAGGTTACCCATAACATGCCGGAAAAGACCGCTTTCCTCCCGGAACGCCGACCAACTCAACCCGGTCGTGCCCAGGGTATGACGGGTGTGACGGTCCGTCAAGAACACGAACGCACAAAGCGCACGACGAATCGTTCTGAGACTGGTCTGCGCACGGATGGTCTCTCCACGGCTCCGGCTAAGCGAATGGTACCGATGGGTTCCGTGGTCCAGAATCCAACCAGAAATAAGACGGATTACTCGGAATACCAATACCATTACAATAACCAGCCAGCGCCCGGTATTCATAGTTTTCACGGTGGCTATGGGGTCGCTCCTGGATCTCGTTTGGGTGAAGAAGCCGCCCAGGGTAAGGGGTATTCCACAGAACAACTCCAACGATACGGTTTCCGCCCGGATGATCGTCGTGGCAAGGCGAATAGACCCGCCAATGCGGGTCGTATGAACGTTCGCGAAGGCCCACTCAAGCAGAGTGGTAAGTTGTCGAGTGTTCGTTCGGACACCACGCGCATCGATGGTCGTATGAATGGTGCGAATGGCGGGTGGACACAACAATATATTCAAAAGCCGTACCATGAGTTCAACACGTACAAGGGCCACGAAAACCCCAACTCTCGTAATGATAGTCTTAACATCGCGAAGAACCAACTTCAAAATAACCCGATCGCACAACGATTTTACCAATAGACACGAACGAACCCGAGTGTATCAAAACTCTCATTAAAATTTTGTACCTAAATTTTAATGAAGGTCCACAACCTCGATATAGATAGTAGTGAAAGAGATCCCGTTGAATACCCAGACCCAAGTGATTATATCATTCATTTGAAGAATCCCATTTATGATGTGTCTCGCGTGTCTATAGTTTCTGCAAAAATACCAAACACTCAACTTCTTGTTCACGCACGTAACAATACATTTAGCGTTGATGGAAACGTGTTTACCCTTGATAATACAAACTACTCTAACGCACACGAATTAGCCACGGATCTCACGAATCTATTGGCACCACCCGACTCGAACGTGAGTTCGGTGACCTACGACGACGACACAAACGCGCTCACGTTTTCAAACGTCGGAAGTTCCAACGCGTTTACGTTCGAATTTAACAACGGAACAAACGGATACTCGAGTAATGTTTCTTATTTTACGACGCCGCATCAAATTCTCGGCTTTTCTTCGAAAGATTACGTCTCCTCATCAAACGGGCGACTCGTTTCTGGCGCCGTGAATCTTTCGGGGCCGACGTCGTTAATCGTGCGAATGAGTTCTGGATCTGATGCGTTTAATAGAACTGTGTACACGGGAACACCATTCTACACCGGTCGATTTATATTGGATAGCACTACAAACGTGTATTCTGGAGCCGACGATCCAATTATTCACCCCTTTCATCTTGGATCCCAAAAAGTAATCCAAGATATCCGAGTTCAATTTTTCTACATGAGCCATGGAAGACTGATTCCATATGATTTCAGAAACCAGGATCACATACTCAAATTGGAGGTCACGTGCTCGACGGACAAACTTGAAAATTTACCAAAAGTAACTAGAAACACGGAATTACCGAAACCTATAAGCATTCCCGAAATGGAGAATCCTTATAGATGGAAGGAATATGCATCGATTGCATTCATCGTCCTGATTGGGATTTTAGTTATTATCTATACCAAACGAAGAGTACCATTGCCTATTGTCCAGCAGTAACCGCGTACACCGGTTGGAGCGGCTTACGAACACGGGAAGAGACGCGGCTCATCACCAAGTAAACAGTCACGGACAACAAGGTCGTGAAAAGGGCGGTGAGACCGTAGTGCATACCACCATTGCGCTGAACCTTAACGATTTGGTTAATGATCCATCGCACCAAGTCCATCCAGGAAAGAGCCGCAGCAAATGAGAAACCCGCGACGACAGCGTTCAAAGATTGAGATTCAAGCTCCTGGGTGACCAACGTCACAGCGTCGATAGCCTTGTTCATTTTTTATAATATAGGTATAGAATTTTATTCGGGAAGGAGGTCCTCTTCAAATGCAATTTTTTTAAATTTCCTGGCTCTGTATCCCTTGGTGCAATCGTTGTCACTGTCACTGTCACTGTCACTGTCACTGTCACTGTCACTGTCACTCACATCAACGATAGCTTTGAACTCATTATTACTCCATCCTTCAACAGTGTTCATTACCTATTAATGGTATTTTTTAACATCTCTTCTATTGGACTTTGTGGATGCCAGTTTTCCCATTGCGCTTGCGCTTCGGTGATAGCTTTCATGAGTTCATCTTCTCCTGAATACGGTACAAATTCGATGTCATCGTCATCTACAATTTCGATGTCATCGTCTTCTTCCTCATCTCCATCTTCGTATATTTCGGGAAAGTAGCTGCCTATCTTCTGACCAACTTTGTACATCGCACAGAATTTAGATGCGTACTCAAAATCTTTACCGAGAACTACATCTCGACCACACGCTTTGGCGTACTGTGCGGCTAACATAACACTTTGTTCAATCACAGGTGTTATGATATCAATTACGGTGTTCATGTATTGATTTTCAAGACCGTTCGTATCGCCTTCGATTCCAAATCCAGTTTTCATCGTTTAATAGTTGTCGTCAAAAATAGTTCGCACGATTCCATCCATTATCCTGAGAATGTTATGACTTAGGGCGTACACTCTCAGGTTTCTATCGTGAGTGTTATTCGGAGAAACGGTAACTTTTAATGTCTGATTCTTCACGAGACTAAAATTTCTTTGACCGGTTGGATATGGTTTTTCTGGTTCCAAAGCAAAGCTATACGTGTAAAATCGACGTATCAATGGTGTCTTTGTATGATGGATACCCGTCTGAACCGCCTTGAGGTACATAAACTTACCCGTATCGTTTGCGATGATCTTTTCGTCATCAAGTGTGAGTTCGAGTGTGTCGAGGTTTTCATAGAAGAATAGACGATCATTCACGACGGAGTAAATGTTATCGTAATCGAATACACTCACAAAGTCGTCAAACCTTTTCTTGTTTTCTCGTTGGAATACGAAGAAAAGTTCTTTGACTGGATTTGTAAATTGTAACTTAAATGTACCGTTGTTTTGTCCCTTTTGAATTTTGAACTCATTCTGTTGATATTGCGTGATCACGTAGTCCATCTTCGTGTGTTGGATTTTCAGTCGCTCGGTTGTACTGAGAAATATCATCTCCGCGTTGAGAGAAAACTCCTTGATGAGATTACGAAGATTGTCTCGAATGAGCAAATCATATACACGAACGTGACCGGAACTGGTACCGTTACCATCATTAGATTTAGCACCCGCGGCGACGCGTGTGCCGTCACCCGATAACGATACTGACCAGCCCAATTCATCACCGAGTGCCTCAGCGTCGAGGTCGTTCCCAGTTTTTAACCAGCTCCCATTTCCATATCCATAGACACGGACGTGTCCCTTTCCACTGTTCTGACTCGCGCCGATCGCGATGAACGTTCCATCACTCGACATGCTCACCGAAATACCAGACTGATCGGTGATGAACTCCCCGTCGATATCACCACCAATTTGTGACCACGCACTTTCCACATATTCAAAAACACGTGCATGTCCAGCGTTCGTGCCCACACCGTCATTATTCGGTGCACCGACGACGATGCGATGCCCGGTTTGTGATATATCGACAGAAAACCCAAATTCATCACCCGGACCTTCACTTTCTAAGTCAATACCAAGCTGTGACCATGCAGATTCGATATAATTCATGACACGAACGTAACTGATGCCGTCTGGATTATTTGCACCGGTGACGACTCTATTACCGTTACCCGAAATAGAAACACTGTAACCCAATGCATCACCATTCAACTGACCCACCTCTCTGTGTTCAAGATTCCACGTACCCTCTACGTATGCATAAATGTATATGGCGCCCTTGGATGTGCTGTAGCCGCGACCACCAATGACGATGCGATTTCCGTCGTCGGATAACGATAAAGCACCCCCAAAGTTGAGATTTTGAAGTGCGGTGTCCCCAGGTGGTATAATGTCTCGTAAGTTCCAGGTGGATCCAGTCCAGTTGTATATTTTTACGATACCCGTATTTGAATATGCCTGGTAATTGTGATCGGGTGCGCCGATCGCAAGAACATTTCCATCGGCAGATAAGCTCACCGCCTGTCCAAAGAAGTCGAGTGCGACCTCACCATCTATATCTTGTCCTATTTGGATCCATCGTTGTCCAACCATACGATACACACGCACAGAACCACGGTCGTTTATCGCCGGATCGCCGTCATTACCAGGTGAGCCAATCGCGACTGTCGTGCCATCTCTCGATATGGACACCGCGAACCCGGATTCATCCCCAACGGCTTCACCGTCGATATCGGCACCACTCTGTAAAAAACTTCCGATTTCATACCCAGAACCTTTTCCTGTGTTGGGTAAAAACGACGCGAGACCGTTTATGGTGACTTTAGAATTGTTTGTGATACACTCTTCAATTCGGCGAAGTTTTATTTCTATCTCTACCTCTTGTTTATCAATGGCACATAGGGGTATGGCCAATCCGGAGTTCCTGTAAAAATAAAACGGCAAATCGACGAAATACCGCTCACTCGTGGTGGCAGGTCCAAGATGACTGATGATCTCAGCATCTGAAATTCGCGTCGATGATTTCCTATTTGGGTACTTACCTATCAATTGTGAAAGTGCCGTTTGGTTTGTTTGTGTATATTGCGTTTCCGAGTAGATTTGTAGCATGTCCGATGTGAGCCTTTCGATAGTGGCTCCTCCTATAATAAGGTCGACGTATTCTATCATCGCGTGTGCGATGGATTCGGCGTAGCCTATGCCGCTATTCGTTGCGTTTGGTATGCCCTTGAGTTCTATCTGAACACTTATAGTTTTTACAAGATCGCCTTGGTTTGCAGGGATTCTACATCGCATAATAGTTCCAAACTCCGCTGCGCCATCAAATTCAACTTTTGTGAAACTTCTGGCAAAATTTGTATGTTTACTAAACCTCGATGTAAAATAACTGTAATCGGGGTCTATCGTAAAGAACTTGTCCTGTGGACCCCGTGTTTCGAGCTGAAGTCTACCAGCCATTACTAATATAGCTATTTAAAATTTTAAACCTGCTAATCCGCTTTGGAATCTTAACACATTGAAATTCTTGGCGTACACTCTTACCTTATTCTTACCCGTGGCTGTCGTGGGTTCGAGTTTAACCGTAAATAGTTTATGAGAAATCCTACTCATATTTACCTGCCCCGAAGATATGTACCTCTCGGGGTTATTAGAAAATGAGTACATTCCAAATATGGATGTCACGGTGTTAACGCCGAGTGTCGTTGGTGAATTTATGTGATTCATTAACGGTTGTTGATATGTAATAAATTTATGATCCGCATCGATAATCATATTATTATTAAAACTTAATTGTACGTTGTTTATCTTTTCAAAGATGAGTGGTTTATTTTCATTTACGTATTGATCATTTTGTGCTATGAAAAACAGCTCCTTGACTGGATGTGAAAATTTAAGAATGATAGATTTTTCAATCTCCGTTCTGTCCATCTCAAATTGTGACATTTGTAGTTGTGTGATTACGTGTTCTATGGGCTTCGTTAGTAAGTAATTCTTTTCATCATCGGATATGAATACAAATTCAGTGTCCAATGATATATTCTTGATCTGTGCGGTGACATTCACCGGCACATTATTGTTTACTGTGTCCCTGACTATTTTTGAAAGTGGTCTGAGTTTTAATCGTACCTCTACAAGCTGCTTCGACAAGGCGCATATGGGAATAGATAAACTACTATGTCTATAAAAATAAAATGGCAAATCTATAAAGTATGTATAATCTCCAATATAACCCAATGAATTACCATGACCATTTAAGAAATACAGAGACTGTGCCACGTCGTCGTCGGTGTTGTATAATTGTTGGTGCATGAAGATGTATTCACCCGTGATGCGCTGTATGGTTTGTCCACCTATAATGAGATCTGCATACTCTATCAGCTCTGTACATACAGATGGTACGTATACATTACTGTTTACACCTCCACCTTGGTCGGGTGTTGGATCTGTGAGTGTCAGTTTTACCGTGAAATTCTTAATTAAATCACCTTTGTTATGTGGAATGCGACACTCGAGTGTGTTATCAAAATCGATCGTTCCGTCGAAGGGTGTTTCGATTTGTTCCAACGCGAACTTTGCATGGCGTTTAAAGTTCGTCAAGAAGTATGAAAACTGTGGCTCACCGGTTAACCATTGGTCCTGGATACCAGTGACTGTAAGATTCAGGCGCCCAGCCATTCTAATGTATGTGAGTAAAATATTATGAAAATAAAACGGCGCAGTACAACAGAATGAACCTTCAGCTGAGGAAATTCAACCCCGCGAACATGGCAGATGATCGGGTCTGTGTTTTTATAGGTAAGAGAAACACGGGTAAATCAACATTGGTGAAGGATATCATGTTTTTTAAAAAGCATCTCCCAGCAGGAATCGTGCTCTCAGGAACAGAAGAAGGTAACCATTTTTATTCGGATTTCATACCAGATCTGTTTATTTATGGTGATTATGACAGGGAAGCCATAGAGCGTGTGATGGCCAGGCAACGTAACCTCGTGGGTGCGGGTAAGACAAACTGTGGTGTTTTCATGCTTCTCGATGATTGTATGTACGATTCCAAGTTTTTGAAGGACACGTGCATACGACAGTGTTTTATGAACGGGCGCCACTGGAAGATATTCTTCATGTTGACGATGCAGTATGTGATGGACCTACCTCCCGCCTTACGCGCAAACGTTGACTACGTGTTCGTTCTTCGTGAGAACATCATACAAAATAGAGAAAAACTCTATAAGTCGTTCTTTGGTATATTTCCATCCTTTGATATGTTCTGTAAAGTGATGGATGCCTGCACAGAAAACTACGAATGTTTAGTACTCGACAATACAGTAAAGAGTAATAAGATTACCGATTGTGTATTTTGGTACAAGGCGTCCGTTCGTAAAAATTTCAAGGTTGGAAGTCCGGAGATATGGAGAACCCATAAGAAGATGTATAATCCCAAGTACCTAGAACAGAAAGAAGACGACGCTAAGAAAGCGACAAAGAAAACCACTATCACGGTAACCAAAAGGAAATAAAACTCCAGGATGGTGCGTAGTATGCTTTATCAAAAAACATACACCACTATTAAATGTCTGACATTCGAACGATGAATTTGAGTGACGATGGTGGGGGGATGGTGGCCCTAGACAAACCTTCGACAGCGTTTGTCGAAGAAGAAAAAAATGTGAGTGAAAATAAAACGACAACCATGGATTCGACGCCAATCTCTGACATAATGGATTCGCAAGCACCCATGGACATGATGGGACCACCGATGATGAACCCGGAGCCAAAGATGCAGGGCGTCATGCCACAGATGATGGCCCCGCAGCAAATGATGGTCCAAGAACAAGAAAAGAAAGTCGAACCGACGAATAAGAATCCATTCAACCTCACCGATGACCAAATGACGGCACTGATTGTCGCGGCGTGCACAGCCCTCGCTGTCAGCAAGCCGGTGCAAAATAAGCTAGTGACCTCTATTCCTAAATTCCTTGATGAACAAGGGAATAGAAGCGCCATTGGTTTAGCGTCTACAGGTTTGACTGCCGCTATCGTCTTTTACGTCTTGAAGATGTATGTCGTTAAGCGTTAAATCATTGGACCAGCGTTCAACTGACCCGTCGCGATTGGTTGAATTGGCGCGGCCATATTCGTTTCCCAACCCATATCAGTATACAAAGTACCGTCAATATTGGTGTAATATGTCAATAGAGCGCCACTAACAAAGGTCAACAAGATTAAGAGACTAACCTGTAAGCTCTTAACTTTGTCCTTTCCGTAATCTTTAATTCTATCGCGGATAGCACTCGAAAATCTATTAATGACGAGAATAATAGCGAAAGAAATGATAGTCGTGGCCGCCATAAACTTGCGGTCGACCGCCAGTCGTGGGATATTACCCACGATGTAGCGAAGTAAATTTGGAATCACGACACTCAAAAGAGCGATTCGAGCGACATCGTTATCGATGAACACGGGTAATTGTACTATAGAAAGCACTGTCACCCACAGAGCAATCGCCTTGGCGACGAGATTAACGGGTGTCTTCATTTATAAGTACGAAAGATATTATTTATCCTGAATAGCCTGACCACAGAACTTTGTCTTGGTCTCTATCTTATCATAAATACCAATGTCTATGCATATTTGCCTGAGTTCTACAAAATTCTTCCAAAATTGATCGGAGTGTGAGTATTCATCAACTGTACAATGCGCGAGTTCGTGAATGAGCACGTGAAATATTTCATTGGGTTGTCCATCTATACATAAACCGATATCCACACCTTTGTTTGTATTAAAGCCAATTGGTCCTGATGTTGCGCGCATGGCTGTGATTGGAATACATTTTGTCAATTTTTCAAACTTAGTGTTGTTACTGTCTGATAGATGCTCCCTGAGTATTCGGTATTTTTCGCGAACTATCGTGAGCTTTTCTGGTTCACGAGTCGTCAATAAAATGATCAGGTTTATAATTACAAGCGCTACCCAAGTGATCATTTTCTATATACAAAGATAAATTTACTGTACAACTCGGATATTGGATTTCCAACTAAACCCTCCCAACATTGCATTTTGAATCCCATTTTTTCTAACGTTGTTATGAGTATATCTTTGTAACATATCGGTTCACTTCGAGGTCCATCTGCATAGAATGGGGCATCGACGAGATGCACAAATAATTTTTCTCCAAAATCACCGTTTCCGTATGTTTTCATCTTAAAAAAGTTACCCATTTCATCTTGGAGTGGTGTCTTGAAAATAATTGATTCAGAATCTGGGATGATCCCTATGAGTTTTCCACCTGGTTTCACTCTTTTTCGTATTTCATGTATTGAAGAATGAAATAAATCCTTTGACGCAAATATATAATGAAGTGAAAAGTTGTAACAGACTATGTCGTACTTTCTGTTTGGGCAGTTTGTTATGTCACCTTCATAAAAGTTTACGCGTATTTTCATATTTTTAGCCCTCGATTTAGCTTCTTCGAGCGCGGATGGTTCTGGGTCACACATGTTTATATTGGCGCCACACCTTTTCCATTTTTGAAGATCACCACCGAATCCACACCCCACATCGAGTATACTGTCACCTTCCCGTGTGACCCCTTGGATCAGAGATCGCTTCGCCTCGTTATGAGTTCTTCGAATCTCTTCCATTTATATATAAAATACGCTTTCCTTAAACTGACTTAGTTCAGAAACGGCTTAAAGTTTTTGTGTGAGGTATACATATAAATGGCTTCTCTCGAACAAGATTATACCACCGTGCCGGGGCAACTGTTTGCGTGCCTCTCCATCGTTGGTCCGAATTCCCCACAAAAGAATGATAAATTTGGAATCAAAATCAGAGGTGCTTTCAATTCCCGCGAAGAGGCCGCGTCGCACGCCAAACGTCTTCAAAAGGAAGATGCGACGTTTGATATTTATGTCGTCGACATGTACAAGTGGCTTTTGATTCCGCCGGACACCGAAAAGATCGACGATGTCCATTATAATAACGATAAACTTGAAGAGATCATGTCTGGGTACAAGGACAACCAGGCACAAGCAGCTCGTATGTTTGAGGAACGTAAGCGTGACATGATGACCGTTCGTGAAGATGGTGCATACATCAAACCGGGTGACGAGAATTCTCGATTCTATAACAAACCCGACGAGGCTCCGGTGAGTCACCCGGCCGAAGTACTCGAGCGCCTTCAAAAGGAAAAACCAGACGCCCCGATGGAGGAATTGGTGAAGGAGGCCGACGCTATCGTCGCCGCAGAGATAGAAGAACGACGCAAGGTGCGAGAATCGAACGATGACGCAGAGTCTTCCACTGATGCTAAGATTGAAGAGGCGACAGAGGAATCAGGTGAGGAAGTGAACTCCGTGTAAAAAAATAAAATATAGCTCTACATTAATATGCTGAGCGTCATTCTTAACATAATTACGTTGTTAATAGTCGCCGCGCTATTTATTTTGTTTTTTTCCTTATACAAAAAGAGAAAAAACAAAAGTGATACTGCTTATGATGTGGGTGTTGAGCTTCTCAAAGATCCACTCGTCGTGAGTCGCGCCTATTTTACAGAACCAGCTCTCGGTGATATCGGTGATTTTGAAGGTTTTGAATCATCAGGATGGTCGGAGGATGACTGGTTGCATGGTTTTACCCATAAAAAAGCCTAATATAAAGGCTACGAAAATTACGACATATGCCGTTTTATCTATAGATGCAAATATATCCCTATTACCATCGTGTGGCATGATGGGTTGCCATTGCTGTTGCATCATCGGACCGGGTGGCGGTGGCGGTGGTGGTGGCGGTGGATGGTGATAGTAGTCATAATTATCACCATCGTCACTCATATCCTTATTCAAAGATTCAACTTCCGCCTTATAATCAATGGGATTTCCTATATCTGTCTCCATTTAATACTTAAACTCTCTTTTTTTTAAGCCAAATTTACTCATCTTCTTCATTATCAGACTCATCCACGACGAATCCCCTGAGATTTCCATTATCATCGGCTTCTTCGTCTGAATCTTCGCTCGAATAATCCTCTTCATCGCTCGTATCGATGTTAGAATCGATTTCAAATTCAGAATCGTATTCATCATCCTTGTAATCATCTACCAGATCATCTTCGAGGGGTTTGTATGCTTCTGGTTTAATGATTTTACGACCAGAACGGGTGGTTGTGTGATGAGACATTTATTTTCATTCAATTCTATTGTTTAAGTATTTTGGATAAAAGACACCCTTCTTATTGATTGCGTTAGTCATTAATATTCTTTCAAATTCATAGCCTATTCGTTTGGACAGTGAATGTATCTCGTCCTGGACGCTCAAGTCGCCTGACTCTGCATGTAATCCCAAATCTTCAAGTTGGTCGATCGCCTCGAGCATATATCGCTGCGACGTGCGCACGTCGTCTGTGGCGTGTTGTTGTGCGAGATTGAGCTTGGAAAGAAATTCTAAATACGTTTCTGGGTGTATACCCGAATATTTATGAGCTTCGCGTTTAAAGTCTATCAATGGGTCATACTCGCTGCTATGATTTTCTTTATATAATAATTTGGATGCGAGAGCAACCGCGGCACATACAAGAACTACGGACATTCCTAGTTTTTACTGGGATATAATTTATCGGTAATTTTCTTATTCAATTGATAGCTTCGACCAATCTTCTTACACGTACGACATTCCTGTGTGATGGTATGCTTTTTGATTTTGAAAATGGTACACTTTTCATGTTGATCGCGGATGTGTTCACAATAATTGGAAGACGTCGTCACCATAAATGATTGTTTTTCCTTCGTCACCCTGATGATTTTTGTATTTTCATGTCCTTTCAAAAACTTTTGAATGTAGTCTTCTATATCTTGCTTGGCATCGATCACCGGTTGATCGACGGGCTTTTTGATTTCTTTTGTCTTCTTGATTTCTGAACGGTTGGGATACACTTTATCAATAATCCTACCCGGGAGTGTGTGCACACGGCCCCTGAAATCCTTACAAAATCCATCTCGTCGACCATCGAGCGTTTCGCATCTACAGAAACACTTTTGTGCGATGTTATGTCCATTGATGTAAAACCATACGTGATTCGATCCGTGAGGGCGTTTTAAATTTTCGCAATATCTGGAATTTGTCGAGACGAGATACTGTGCGTTGTGTTTGAATATCTTCGTGACTCTAGAATCGGACTGTCCTTCCATATTTTCTTGTATGAATTGCTCCACCAACGATCTGATCTCTTCGTCTTTGAGTTCATCCTTCGTTTGGATGTCTGAGAATGATCCCTCTTTTACGGATCGTGTCGGGCTTTCCACGTGTCGAATGTCGGTCGATTCGGTTCTAACAGCGGACATTTTAAGAACTTCTATGTCTGGGTGTTGTTCTATTTGTAAGAGTCCGCTCAGCGGTCCGGATTTATAGACAAATACCGGTAAATACGCCAATTGTGTAGTTTTACCGGTCTGTTTACATGTTTCGCATCCCTTGCCACCACACGCTTCGTGTTTTCCCTTCTTATGTGACCACGGCATTCTAAATCCACTTCCACGGGATCGTCGCGTCATGTCACCATACACCGCCGAGTCGATGATTTCGTTCCAATCCTTTGATTTCTTCGCATTGTACAGTGCCACAAGAATGTGTTCTCGAAGTGCAATCGCGGACGCTTGATTCACGACAAGACCTGGCCAGTTCAGGTGTACACCAGTCTTAATGAGACTGCCAACATTTTTTGGTGGAGAAACCGAGATCAGACAATCTTTACCACCATGTCGCTTTACTTTATCACATATAATCTTGCAAATATCCTTAATTTCGTCAAGATTGAGAGACTCTTCACCTTTATAGTCGATGTCCACGAAAAAGTTGTAATTTTCAGTCTTCTGTTCGACGACGAATATCTTTTCACCGGAATTTACAGCTTCTATATACTTGTTATAAAATTCATTCAAACTATCAAAAGGCACGGAAAGGACACCACCGTCCATGAGCACATGTGATAGATTGTTATCGTTAAAAAAATTCTGTTCACTACACCAACGTCTGAACATACTTATTATCTAATAGTGTCTTATTTTTAATACCTGCTCACTGCTGTAGCAAAGGACAGGTCTGGTAATTCAATTGACGATCCTAGTTCTTTTTTGAGAACTAATAACTCATAGACGGTGAGTTTTTTAAGCTCTTCTATCTTTTCGTCCGCTTCTTCTTCTGAGTTCGCTCGGTTGTCGATGAGCAGATCTTTGATTTGTCTCAAAATGTATACTTTTGACTTCATCACTACTTTATAGAAAATGTTTTTCTATTCTGCGAAGTCACACACGCGTAGAATTCTGGGTTTTTGATGATGTTATTCACGATTAAATCCCATCGCTTTCGCGTGTTAAATTCCTCGAGTGTATCAAAGTTCATAAAATCATTTTCGTCGTGCGTTTTCTTAATAGGTTGTTTATTTTGCTTTTTTATGTTCGTTTTTGTTTTTTCATCGTAAAACTTCTTAATTAAATTATATTGATCGTTGCGTTTGTAGTTTACGAAAAAGATGAAGACGTTGTACACGAGGTCAACGTTTGGACTCTCTTTCACCGTAAAATTAAATTCAGTATATTCCCCCTTCTTCAACACAACGGTTCCTCGTGTTTCCTCTTCGAGCTCTCGTAGAGCACATCGAATAGGGTTTACAATTTCCCGCCTGCGACATCCGCCAGTGACAAAAATCCAGTCTTTGAATCGACGATCCCTTACAGTTAAGAACCTCGGTTTCTCATCGGCAAAGCTAACCGGTATTGCGATTGCTTTGTATTTCTTCATTGCTCATTAGCAAGTTACTATTAACCGACAAGTTTATTTGGCCGGTAAATCTTGGCTAATTTGCTCGATAGAAATAGGTTCTGATTTTGTAAGTTCTGCCTCGATTTCCTTCTCGATGACATCGTCATTTTCATTCTCGTCGTCTTCATTTTCGTAAAACGAAATATTAGACAATTGATTCATAACATGACTGGAAAAATTTTTCATTTGGTTTATGTCGTTACGTGCTTTGTGAAGTTCACGGTAAATATAAAAGGTGCCAGCCATACATAGCACCACGGCAACAATCATCATAGTTTCACGATCAAGGGAAAACATTATATACTATTGTATTTAAAGTTCGTGTTTTTAAGCACCTATAATTGCACCCATACGTACTCTGTTGGGAGTTGGGCATTCATACGCCGCCTTTCCAAATTGAATAGCGTCATAGTGTGCATCTTCACATTCCTTGCCCGTGTTTGGGTTCGTCGTTACAACCTTAGGATCCATCATCTTTTCCAGCGTCCTGGATTTTGGATCGTAAGTGAGCACGAAAACGAAAGCCAATAAAGCTATTATCGTCCAAAACATATTATACTAATACCTATTATTTAATTCGCGTATACAAGGCCACCCATCCCGTTTTCAATGCGCAATATGTTATAGTTCACCGCATAGATAGAATCATTCGAGTTGTTCGATGAGTTCACGATACGAGCCGAGTCAAGGCGACTAAAATTCAAAGAACCAGTGGGCTGAAGCTTCGAAGTTTCGAGAGAGAATGGATAGATGAACAACGACGATTTCTTGTCACCACTGGAGAACGGGACGTGGTAGTAAGACGATACGGCACTGTAGTTCGGTGTAGAGAATTTGAAATCAGTGACATCGGTTCCATTTATTTGCAATTTCAACTTGTTCGTGGCGGTCATCATACCACCGGCACTCGTGTTACTCGCGATGAATTTGATTGGGTGGTTGAAGTTAAGTTCTTGAATCTTCGCCTGGGAGGCGATGGCCTTTTGCACTTGCGTGATCAGAAGGTTTTGGGGCTTGGAAGCAAACACAGCGCGTTCATCGGTATCGAGGTACACATAGTTTGCATAACAGTCCCACTTGTGGATGGCCGCCGAAGGACCCCACGTGATGCGGAGTTCGACGTCGTGATACTGAAGAGACACCAACGGCAAAGCGGATTGCCAGTTCTCACAGAAGAAGAAACGCAACGGGTAGAATTGTTCGGCCGCGCCACCTCGATAGATACCACCGGCAACAGACTTGGACAAAGAATTCGCGAGGAGTTCCGGGGCGATGTGTTGGTTGAAGATGGAATCTTGTTCATCGATCACCTGACCACCCACGAGAAGCTCGACCTTGGAAATCGCCGTCGCCCAGTTGGCGACGGTGTTCGCTTGGGTGCCATCACCATGGATCGGCATCAAATAGACATAGTTAAGGAGATCACCCTTACGTTCAAATCGGACAGTAGACATACCATTGTTAGACACGTTACCTTGAATCACTTGTCGCTCAACGGTGTGCGAGAAGTTCGTGTGACGCTTGTAGGTAGATCTAAAAAAGGATACTTCGGGCTGACCGACGAGGTGCGCATCCTGAGCACCCACAGCAACAAGTTGGGCAATACCACCAGACATTTTATATTATACTAGTTTTTTATTTTTTTAAGTTCACTCTCGAGTGATTCTATTTTCTGAATTGCCTTTTGTAATGCACCATACATAGTTGCGTATATCTGGTCTGTATTCAAGAATTTTATATCCTCCATCCCGTATTTTTCATCGAATGTCTCGATCGATTTCGGTAAAACTTCTTCGACTTCCTGAGCAATCCACCCGACAACGCGTTTATCGCGCTGGTGTTCGCTGAAGTTTTCGATATTATCCTTCCATTTGAAGCGTCTGAGTGTGAGATTTTTCACGGTTTCGTAGCATCTGTCGAGATCGGCATTTTCAATCTCCTCCTTGAGACGGCGGTCAGACGTCGATGACCAACTTCCACCACCAGTTTTTGCGGCTGTTCCTGTGACTTCGAGATCAAATGTGGGTGTGGCTGTTTTTATGCCAACCTTACCGCTCGTAACGAGCGATGTACCCGTGTTTGTGAATCTTGTTGTTTCGGTCGTCGTGTTTCCTGTGGTTGTAATTTGCTGGAGTGTATATGTGGGTGTGATACTCACACTTCCGAGTGTGAGTTTTTGTGCGAGCACGTTACCGCGTACAGTGAGGACATTGGACCCGGCATCTTCGATGAATAAATTAGATCCAACGTCTAAGGTGTGAATTGGTGTTATATTAGAGACACCACAATTCGATGCGGAGATAAAGCTCGTTTCGACGTTCGAGAAATAGGTTGTATTCGTGAGATTACCACCGATATTTGACATAAAACCGGCATCACCGACGAATGCACCGGCGGTAATCGTACCATCTGCAGTCATATTACCACCACTGTTGAATCGAACGGTAGTGATGTCTATGAGTTCTCCTTCGCTTGTGTATGCCAATACATTCGATACGGTCGTGGTTGGACGAACGGGTTTTATATACGTCGCGTCGGTTCTTGTAGTATTTAGAGCTGTCGTTCTCGCGTTCATTACGATTGTATTATCGTGTTGGTTCGATTGACCCGCGTTCCAACCGATTGCGATTGCATTCCTGCCCTGTGATATCTCCCCCGCAAAGCGACCTATGGCGATCGCACCGATACCTTGCGCGGAAAAGCCAGCGTTTGTGCCGATCGCGGTAGAAAATTGCGCTTGCGCATCGTAACCCGTTCTGTAACCGATCGCCGCCGCGTATGTGTTTTGGCTGGTGAGGGCTGCCTGTTCACCTATCGATACAGAGAAACCCTGAGCTATATTACCCTGAATATAGATATCACCGTTAGCGTGCAACACCTTATTTGCGTATGTCGAGCTCGTCGATATACCTACATTGCCGGTGATGACGGTATCGCCATTCACCGTAGCGGCAGTCGCCGTGAGACCCGTGGTCAGAAGCTTATTGGTCGCACCTGTGCATACGTACCCATCCGTAAGAAGCCTGTTCGTAGCACCAATGCTATCAAAAATGATACCATCATTCGCTGTGTAACGCATGCGAAGTGCGCTTATTCGTAGATTGCCTGTGATCGACAATTGGTCTTGTGGGTCTGTGGTGCCTATACCGATTCTTCCATTGTTTTTAATGGTCATCACGGGCGAATTTGCCGTTCTGGATGCATTATTCGCCTTCGTATCGAATACAATTTCACCCGCGCGCAAACGAATCCTGTCGTTCGTATTGTTACCCTTAAACAAAAGCATTTCAGACGCTGTGTTTTGCGAATCAAACACTCTATTTTCGATGACGGTGTTCGCGTATCCATTATCACCAGACGTGCCACCAAAATAAATGGACTTCGGTCCGAGTCCATTATCGTTACTCCCGACGTATACGTTACCTGTAATATTAAAGTCACCAGTTTCGTTGATTCTGAATTTTTCAGAGTTGTTAATCATGAACACGTGATTATACGTCGATGGTACGTTGTATCGGAGTTCACCCGTAGCCATACCGATATTTACGGTACCGGTACCCGCATCGTATAATTGAAGCTTCGTACCCGTGGAATTTCTGAAACGAATCGCCGAACTAGAACCCATTTCCATATCGCCATTCACCCGAAGACGATCTGATACACCTGGTTCGGTACCAACCCCGATATTACCACCGATGTACATGTTACCGCCACGCTTTAATTCAAGTCGTTTGGTAATGATATCCGGTGTCTGACCCGTCGACGCGACATCACGAATGACAAAACCAGCGTCACCCGCTTCGTCGTGGAAATCGAGTGCGAGGTTTATGGAGTTATCACCACCTATCTGTCTCAGGTAAGCCCAGTCGTTTACAGAACCACCGCCCCCAAACGATACGTAAGTGTTTGAATAGTTAGTGGCGTCGATATCACCCACATTGAGAAGTGCGGCACTCGCGTCGAGATGCACGTGACCGCGAATACGCGCATCACCGACAACGTCAAGTTCATAACCAGTAGTCGGTTGCGTCGTACCGATACCCAACTGTCCACTCGTCTTCAAAATCATGAGTGGCGTCGCGGTTCCGGGGTTTAATTCACCATCGGTGTGTGTGCCACCCTTGTACCAAGCAAAATTACCAGGTGTTCTGAAATATTGTGTATTCGTTTGAACACCGATACCATAACCATCGTCGTAGAGACTAATCTTTTGGCGATTGATGGGACCGAATTCGGCGTTCGTCGCGATCTTAACGTCACCCCCAACTTGCAAGTTTGCCGTCGGTTGTGTGACACCGATACCGACGAGTGATACTGTATTTTTATTCAAAATTGTCACCGCTGGTAATCCCCCGACGACTTCATTTGAGTGGACGATAATCTGGAACGCTCCACGATCGGTACCAGAGGGACCTACTTCTTCGTGACAATATGAACGAATTCTTGAATATGCGTATTCTCTGTTCTTGTAATTTGGAACGAGAGACATTTCAACTTCATTCGTTGATGCCTGCGTCGACGCATTCTTGCGTTTCAACGTCAACGCCCGTGACCTCGAACCCTGCGCAGCGATACCCGTATACACAGATAATGTTGATTCTGGGTTTGTGACACCGATACCAACGTTCGACGTCGATAAGCTCATCGTCATGATGTTCGATTCATTACCGTCAGTGTACGCGTTACCGAAATACATGTGCTCCGAGTTTACTTGAATAAATGCATTCTGTGTGTTATCCGTATCGACGAAACGAAACGTTGGATGTTCATCTTGAATACGAATATCGCCGTTTACGTGTAATTGACTTTGCGGCGAGGTTGTATTTATACCGACGCGTGCATCTTGCGTGAGGACCATCATCGCCGTACCGTTTGTACCTGGGTTGAATTGTGCGTCGTGATGCGAACCACCCTTAAACCACGCAAAACTCGATGGTGTTCTGTAATATTGCGTATCTGACTGAACACCGATTCCATAGGTGTTACTGTATAAATCAACCATTTGTCGAGTCACGTTACCGAATGTAATGAGACCATTCACGAATATATTACCGTCGACATCGAGGAGTTGTTGTGGTACCAACGTACCGATACCGACATTACCATCGTTTGGTAAGAGTAAAAGATTAATATTATTTGAAGTAAAATTATTAGCACCTTGAATAAAGATAGAACCTGGTCCTACCGATTGGTCGACGCCCATTCTAGCTGAAAGACCACCATCGCGACTCGTAATATGAAATTGTGAATACCCGACATATGATGGATTATCGGTGATACTGAGCACCTTATCTCCATTAATACCAAGGCGACCGGTCGATGTGATTATATTACTCGTCACTAAATTTGACAGTACTTCACCATAATTGTGTGTGGTTGGTTGAAAGTGTGTGGGTGGAATAATGAATTGCTTTTCTTCAAATATTTCCACGATTGGGCGATTGTAATACTGTGGTAATTTTGGTGCACCGACTGATGGTTCGGTTGCGTTTTCGTCCCAGATTATTATGGCACATCCCGTGAGGTCAGATTTAAGAACGCCTTCTGCGTTCCAAATTCGAATGAAACCCGGTGGTACTTGTGACACCACATCAAACTCAACCCAGTCGAGATCTGTACCGGCTGTTTGTACGATCGATGTGAAACTACCATCAAACGCGTTGGACGATGCCATATATCCGGGATCACCCGGAGCATTTGATTGTCTCGACGCGGTGATAGGCATTTTCAAACCACCGATGTCAAAAATCTCAATTTCACGGAAATGTATCGGTGTATCTTGATTATCAGCTCTGTCTATTCTAATCGTCCACGTGTGTGAATCGTTATGCACGTCAAGTCTCGCGTGTGGTGTGATGACACCTATCCCGACGTTCGATGATGCCACGAGGGAAGTTACGGTGTTTGAAAATAACACTGTGTTGGCAGTCGTATTACCCGACGCGGAACGTGTTACTTGTTGAAATGTAATGTTCGAGAGTGTACTCGCATCACCAAAATAATAATCACTCGTCACGTTACCATAAATGTGAACATTCATAGAATTTGATGTATCTGGTGTGATTTCTGTATTCGTGATGGCACTATTCGAATAACAGATGGCAAGTTCTTCATTGAATCCAGATGAACTTGAATCTGGAACGCGATACACGATGGCCACGTTTGATAATGCATTATCTCTCTTATAAATGGCCCCCACATCGTAACCGAGTGCCTGTTCGTTATTATTACCAAAAAGAGCGATCGGTTGTTCGACGACCAAGATATTCGCATACACGAGTTTACTATCACCGAGTACCGTAATATTACCTTGCAAAACAGTATTACCCTGTACAGCCAGATTACCTCTTACCGTAAGTTTATCATCACCCAAATCATCTATGGATACACTCGAACCAATATCGAGTGTATGTGTGGGGTTTAAATTTGCTATACCCACATTTGAATCCGTGATGAAACCAGTGACAGTGTTGCTAAACCTAATTTTCGTAGGAATAGACGCCGTGGTCGCGGCGACCTGTTCGAAACTGATATTCGAAAGTAGGCCACCGTCGCCAAGATATTGTGTTGCCTCTACGAAGTCTACACCTCTTTCCCGCACTTGGTGACTCTTTGTATCGTACGACATGACGATATTCTGAGCCACATTGGGTGTGTTTTCGTCCTCCAGTTTCCTGAGGTAAACATTCGTAAAAACGCCCGTGTTCCCAATGTTCGGCATTATTACTTTAGATTAGGATTATAATTTAGGATGCATCTTAATGCAAATGTTTGAGTATTTGACATAGGATACATTTACCGTCTGAGTAGCTCTTCAACTTGAGCCTCGAGCTTTTCTTTATCTCGGATGAGTTTTTGAATCGCCCCATACATCGCGGCGTATATTTGATCGGAGTTTAAGAATTTCACAT